CAAGATATACATCACCGAACTCGTAACCTAGGCGCTCCCAATATTTTAAAGCATTTCTAACCCTCAAGAGTGATACACCTGTGTTTTCGCAAACTCTCACATCGGGAGGGCCCGTCCACGTATATTTTTGAACGGGCTGACGCTGAAGTTTGCCAACTTTATAGAATTGCTCGTATGGGCAATTCTCTACAGCGATGTGATTAATTTGAAAACCAAACAGAAGTAGGAACAAAAACAACATATATCATTGTTCTTCCTTCACTTCATCAAGCATACTCTTGATGTCTAATCCGGCGCAGTCAATCTTTCTTTTGCTGACATGGTAATGACTAACAAAGCCCTTAAATTTGCCGTAAGCAACGTCCTGCTGATAGTAGTTTGAAGTTTTTCCAAACTGATTCACTGGTGTTTCGTAGGGGATCTCGGTGGCCTCATGGATTGCCTTCCACAATGCTTTTAACGCCTCAAGCTGTTTCGGATAAAACCCAGTGAATGGTCCCAATTCATTACCATTGACAAATGCCTTTTCAATAATTGGGCGCTCTCCAAATCCATTTTTAATGTACCAATCCTGATATTTAGGGTAGTAAGCATTTGTTATCTCAACACCAATAGACGGCCTGTTGGTTCTCTCGGAGCCGGCATGCCAAGCGGCGTGTTGAAGGTCAAGGGTCTGATAAATAGTTCCGTCGTTGTCAATCAAAAAGTGCACAGAGATACCGCGCTTGTCCAAAACTCTCTGGCAAGACTTTGAGCTTAAGCAAACATCCCAGTGATTGACAAAATAACGAATTTTTCTCTTAGGTCTTCCAGTGTAATCATAGTAAGTGCCCTTCTTGGCTTTAAGACCATTGGGCTCAGACCACAACACAACCTTATCCCAATTTATGTGAGTAAAGTTGCCATTGAAAACAATGTAATTTGAATATTGGGCTTTCTCTGGCGTGTGGACGTCGATGTTTTCCTGTCGTTTAGTCCAGAGTCTTCTAAAAGTGGCGGGACCGCATAAGCCGTCAGCGACTAGTCCGAGCGCACGTTGAAAAATCTTGATGGCTCGTGTTAGTTTATCATCAAAAAACTTCTCACCAAACCACGATGGATCCCAACCCAACTTAGAAGCCGAAGCTTCGTTGTAAAAATTCTTGTCCATTCATTATGTATCCTGTTATATAATGCCTACAATATAATTATCTTGTATAATCGAATATTTCGTATTATCTACAGTAATTTCTTCAATCATACTGCTGTCAACAATAACTTTACTGCCTTCACTAAGCTTAAATCTAATATCTTCAGCCCAATCTATGACGTGACTACAGATATATCTTTCTTCCGTAGGGTTGAAATCCTCTGGCAACAAGATGCCCATTGGCGTCTCTTTGTCATTCTTTGATACTCTGTTCTTAATAAGAACATGTCGGTTGACTGGCTTAAACACGTGCTATCTCCTTTAATAATAATTTCTCGTGGTTTTTATAGTTGTTCTCTTTTAAGAAAACATTAGTTCTTGAATCACACTTTTCGCAGACCAAAGACACACAGACGTTATTACCTGAAGTGGCTTTAATGTTGCCGGTGGGTCGCCATTGGCACTGTTCTGTGTTTCTTAACTTGCAATTAATAAGTAGTTCACGTTTTTCTAGTAAGTGATTAAAATTCTTCAATTTTCCTCCTAAATTGTGCAAGATTCTCCATCACAAAATTTAGTGCCAGATCCACCCTCGGCGTCAAATCTTGTAATTGGAGTAATTTTAGCTGATAATTCGTTGTACTGCTCTTCAGTGATCGGCTCATACGGTGCCTGCTCATAGCCTGTCTCTTCATACTTCAAAAATGATACAGCTTTCAAACGTGTTTCATACATCTCAAGCGCATCTTTGATTTGATCTGCCTCGTCAGGCTTGAAAGTGACCGTGACCGAAACTGAATTGTCAGCCCAGTAGTGTTGGTATTGGGCAGCAATTTCCAGTTGTTCCCACATGCTTATCTCTTTCTTTCCTTTAAGGAAGTATGGTTCCTTGACCGGAAATTCAACGCATACAGTATTAGGAGTGTACATATCATCTTCAATATTATAACCCGCTTCTCTCAGCTTGTCAATCATTTTGCTATCTTTAGAAAATCTAATGCGTCTGATATAATATTCATCTTCTGGGAAATGAATACCCGGTGTTGAGCCGTTGAGCAGGGATACTGTGCCTGATGGCTTGATTGAAGTCATGCGGACTGACTTGGGGATACACAACCAATCAGAGTAATCTTCGTCCAAACCCTTGACATGCTCATATGCATTATCACACCAGTTCAAAATTTCTCTACGGCCGTGCTTGTTAAATGCCTGAACAACACCTGACTGTGAAAGGCCGATACGTCGGTTTTTAAGCATTTTAGCATTTGTCTCAGGCCAATGTGTGTTAGATAATGTAACAGTCTTGCCATACAAATATGCAATCTTCAAAGTTTTTAGATAGTCTTCGTATGTGTCATGTTTGGCTGGGAATGTCTCCACCAAGCAGCACAGCTCCGCATCTTCAAGCTGTTGTTCCACACATGGGTTGAAGCCCATAACACTTTTATCATCGTCTCTGGGTTCATCTGCCATCCGGCCACGGGTGCGAGCATTGTCTAACCAAATATATCCGGGCTCACCATTTTTTTGTGACTGATTTGCATGCCATGTGTAGTCCATACCAACCAGAGCGTGGAAAGAGTTGTTAGAACCCCATCGATGGTGGTATAATTTCTCTTGATCATTTTTCATCTCAAGGTAATGAGTGTCGTCATGGGAACCCATAGCAAGTGCAGCGGACCTGCGGACGTTCCCAGATACAACACAGCGCCCGATAAGGTTCTCAGTGTCAACAATGTCAACTGAAGTAATTTTTTGCCCGATGCGGCTGTCATACAGTTCTCTGAGGTTCTGATGAAGCTCAATCAATGGATCGGGTCCAGATGACGTGCCTCCAAAGCCCTTTATCGGAGCACCATAACCACGAATATGGGAATAATCAAACTTAGGAACTTGATTCCCAAAGAAATAGCCGTCAAGAAGTATTTTGACTGACTCAACCCAGCCCTCTCTGCTGTCAGCTACGAAATGAACTTCATTAGTAAACTGCGGTTCTTGAATTGTTACTGTTTCAGCGCCAAGCGTGTCAAATCCAACGCCAATTCCTACCATCAAGGCGTCCATGATCCAAGCAAACAAGTAGCCACCCTTTGTTGACAACTCTTTAGTTGAACGAAAAGCACAGTTAAATAAGCCAGCGGCGGTACGCTCTTCAATAAACTTAGTGCCCATCATCCACAAGCCGCGACCCGGTGGCGTCCACTTGAGGTTGAACAATCTATCATATGCATCTTTAGCAGTCTTTTGTGCCTTGCTATCATTCCATTCAAGACCAAGCTGGAATACATGCTGCTTTTGCATGTTAAACATGCCCTCAATGACGCGGCGGCAAGTGTGGAACCACTCTTCAGTTCCGTCAACAGAGGGATCAAATTCGCTCAAACGACGCGAATATGTTCTCTTAAAAGTAACATAACCAAGCGGTCCCCATGGAACTTCTTGGTCTTTGTATTGGTCGATAAAGGTGTCGGACAGCTTAAATTTTCTGATGTTGTCAATTGTTCTCATTATTTTTATTTCCTCTTGGTTTTAAATTTTTCATAACGATTTTGCAGTATATTTCTCTGCTCTTTAGCAGTCACCGGTAATGGGTTCATCGGCAATGTGCTATTTGTTTGGGTTGGTGATATTTTTGGAAGCATCTTAATGCAGACATTAGAAGTATCCATGAATATATCATAAATAATACCATCAGGACCGTTTCTATTCTTTGCGATGAACATTTTTCCCTGATTTTTTTGTTTATCCTCAATGGTACGCGATATAGTGCAAATAAAATCTGCAACAAAACATTTATTAAATGCTTCAGAAATCTGTTCCATCGTGATCACCTCGGCGTTAAGACCAGATCGGTTGGTCTGGGAAGCCGTCCAGACCGGGCACTCAAACTCTTGAGATATTGCCCTTAATTCTTCATAGATAGATTCTAGCTCATTGCGTTTTTCTTTGCGAACTGTTACAGGCTTCAACAAATCAGCATAATCAACGACGATGAGTCCGGGCTTTATACCCCTTTTAACTAACTTTGAAAGATGTGTCTTAATAGTGTTTGTAGATGCAGATTTTGTAGGGTATTCTTTAACGATGAGCTTGCCATCAATATCCTTAACAACATCATAAATTTCATCTTTGAAGCTTTTCAAATCTGAAAGTGGATATCCGGTAATACAACTATCATACCTTGATGCAACCACCGTATCCTGCAACTCTAAGGTGTAGTGAATTACGGTCTTTGCTTCTTTGACGGCTTGTGCCCCCAAGTGAACTAGTACCATCGACTTACCAGCGCCAGTCGGAGCGATGACAACACCTAGCTCGCTCTTGCCTAGTCCACCGCTTGAAATGGTGTCAATCTCATTCCAGCCAGTAGTGACAGGGTTTCTAAATTTGGGAATAAATCTTTGTTCAAAGTCTGCGAGGTAGTCATAGCCGAAGTTGTTATCAGAACCTAGCTTTAAAGCATCATTAATGACTTTGGAAATCTCATCAAATGAACAGGCCTGCAGCAGGTTAACAGACTCCATCATAGCTTCTTTAAGCTTTTGTTTTCGGCAAAATTCAAGAGACACTTCTTTAATGTATTCGCCGTCAGTGATCTCATTCACTTCAATGCGATTGCAGAATTCAAATAGCTGCTTTTCGGCTACCTCGTCTCCTATATCCTCAGTCTTGAAAATAGTCAACAAAGCTTGGCTTGAAGGATGGTTGCCATACTTGTGTCGGTATCTCATTAGCTTGCTGACAAAGACTCTCAAGTACTCAAGCTCTAGAAAGTTAATGTCTAGTACTTCGGTAATTTGATCGGCAAATGCCCTATCTTCTAATATGAGTTGAACGAGTCCTTCTTGAAAGGCTTTGCCGTATCTACTAAAGTCATTTTTTTCTGTCAGCATATGCCTCTCAATGTGTCAGTAATTATAACATTTCTTGACGTAAAGTCAAGGTTAAATGTTTTTAATTAGATTGCTACGTCAACACTCTCGTTAGCAATCTTGTTTAAGTGAACCTTAAGTTCTTCCCAATTTAACTCACCAAATCCATCCTCAATCATCATCTTTAAAATGCCAGTCTTATTAAAAGAAAAATCAAAATTTTCAATTGAGTCCTTGACAACCAATTTTGACTGCACAGACATCTGTGGAGCATATAGTTGCATCATCTTGTAGTTGTGTTCGATAAGCTCCTTATTATCAATGATGTTATTGTACACTTTCAGCTTACTGGTTTCCAGTTGCTTTTCACAATGTTCAATAACATCATCAATCGTGTGTGTTGTCTCTTCAGATAAAAACTCAAGCCTTTTTGCAACAGTGCCAAACCCCACACCCTTAACACCGGGAAGATTATCAGAAGAATCTCCGATGATCGCCCTTGCAAGGGCCATGTTTGTTGGGTGTACTCCCGTCTGTTCAACAATTCTGTTGGTGTTAAGTAGCTCATCCTTAGTTGGACGCCACAAAACTGTCTGATCGTCGCAAAGTTGCATAAAGTCCTTGTCGTTAGATACAATAATTTTTTGCCAACCATCATAGTGAGACAAATTACAAACGTAAGAAATCACATCATCAGCCTCAACCTGCTCAATCATAGTTTGAATTATTGGCATATCATTCAGATACTCAATCAACCTGCTTTGTTGCCAAATCTTGTTTTGAATCTCTTCATCATCAGTAAGATTGTGGAAGGCACGATTAAGACGAATGGGCTTTCTGCCCTGCTTATAGTTCTTGTCCATTGTCTTGCGCTTTCGTGAGCCGTCTGGGCCGTCCCAAGCAATGATAATATTGTCTGGCTTGGTAGTACGCACAAGCTTTTGCAGAATCTTTAGAGAGCCCTTCAGGCCACCAATAGGCTGGCCATGTTGAGACAGACTTGGATCTACGATATAGGCGCGTAGGTACATGTTCAGGGCATCAATAATCAGTACCCTTTTGTTTTCTTTATTCTTCATATTCATAATTAATTAACTCGTAAATGTTGCCCCATGGATCACTCTTATACACAGATCTGGAGCCGTCTCTGTGTGTTTTTACTTTACCTTCAATGCCTTCAAAGTTTTCAACCTCAAAAGCAAAATGTGCGGGGTGCATCCCCTTTTTGACAAATGCCATTTTAATGTTTTCAAATTCAATAAAAGCCCATGTATCATCATGGTATACAATTTCAGCATTAAAATTAAATTCGTACCACTTAGCTGCCAATGTTGGTTCATCAACAACTAAAGCGATATGGTCGACCTTTGTCATGCT